CAAGATTTAGACACATTTATTAGATAATGTGTTTACATAATCACTAAAAAAAGGAGGTCTTATGACTGATAGTGATATAAATACAGCTTATCCTGATAAGGATACGTTGCAAGACGAAATATTACAATATGCTTATCTTGTTAGAGCAGAGTTAGAAACTTATACAAAGTGGATGGACACTAGTAATAAGTTTTTAAAATATAATGCTCAAAAACAAGTAGAAAAACAGTTAAATAGTAATTACTATCTAACTAAATATCTACAAAAGCAAATTGATAATTGTAAGAACCAATTTGATAAATTAGGTGAAAAACTTGGTGGTAATGTTCATCAAGCATACGAAAAAGGAACATTATCTGAAGTTATGCAATCTCAATATGAAAGGATATTGGGTTTTAATAATGGATATCAATTTAGTTTCTCACTAGCTCAAAGTGCATATAATTTATGTAATAGCTGGTGGAAAATAATATTTGATGAAGATTTTCTACCTAAAGAGCATAGAGAAACTAGACAACAAGTTTCTACTCAAATGAATCATTTGAAACAGATTAAGCAGTTTAATCAAAAACAAATGAATTTTAATTTTAAACCAGTAGAAGCGTAACTGGTTTTAATCCTAGAGGGATTTATTTCCCTCTAGGATATTTTTTTTTTAAAAAAAAAGGTGGGATAATACCGAACGGAAAGGAAAAAAATGATACATAAACCATATTGTCAATATTGTTTTGACCAACCATTTGAAACAGAAGAAGAATATTTTGAAAGAGAATGGTGTAACAAAAGATGTAAAGAAAGATTTGAAGAAGAAAGAGAAGGCAAGAAATGAATCATTTATGTGCAACATTATTATTATTTTGTTCATCATTTAATATGTATTTTGATGATGAAAGAAATGATTTTGTTCAGATGATAGGAGAGTGCGCAATAGAATACAATGCGTATTTTACTGAACCACAGGATAGAATACCGATTAGTTTAGTAGTAGCTGTTGCCTCACATGAAAGTGGCTGGGGAACGAGTAGGTTTGCACTAGAAGGCAATAACTATTTCGGCATTAAGACAAAGAGTGAAGATCCTGACGAATATATGATACCGAAAGATAACAAGAAAGTGAAACTTTCTAAATATACCGTACCATGTGAATCAGTTTATGATTTTATGGACTTGTTATTAAGGAGCAAAAAATACAGAGGATTTCAAGAAGAATTGATTGCTCAATGGACTATAGATGAAATAGATTATAATATATTACTGAAAACTATGCATCGCTATTCAAAAGATAAGAGATGGAGAGTGAAAGTATTAAAGATTATAAAACAACTGGAGGTAAAATGAAAACCAAAATTATAACAATTAATCAAATACTTAAGAATAAGAAATTAAGTTTAAGTGTAAAGGATTATATTAATGAAAATAAAGACAAGAATAAGAAGGTTAAGAAAACGACTAGGAAAAAAGGCGTTAAGAGAACCGAAAACTAAATCACAGATACGAGATAGAATAAATTATGATCGAGTATCTATGATATGGAATAAACGATATAACTAGAAAGGAATATAATATGGTTATAGGTAAAACAATGAGAGGCACAGGAGCTTTTGCATCTATATTGCTTAATAGTGCAATATACAAATATGCAAAAAACAGAGGTGTTTGGTATTATAGAATTTTATTATCACAGCAATTTTCTGATGTGATAACTAATTTATACGAAATGAATAGATTAGAAAAGAAACTTAATCCTGATCCTTTTAGCTCACAAAGAAAAAAAGTATTTTGTGTAGATGAACAAGGAAATATTTACGACAATAATACAGGAGAAATATTTGGTAATACAGGCGAAGTTCATCATAATAAATTTGATTTAGATAATGAACAAGAACAAAAAGTTCATTGGGAAGGTGAAGAAACAATAATAATGCCTGATGAAACTAAAGAGGAGGTAAAACCAAAACGAGGCAGACCTAGAAAATCATAATGCTGCCACTATTCCCTGACATGATAGTATTAGTTTTATTAGGAGCTATAATAATAATTTATTACGGAAGGAGGTAAAAATGGGAAAAGTAAAAAAATGGATGGAAGATGGTATGCAAGATCAAGTTAATAAAGCAACAAAGATTTTAAATGATTTAATTCCGAAAAATTATAATCATAATAATCTTCAGCAAATTAGAGATGATGTTGTTAAAGTATTTACAGAACAATACTCAGACTTGTTATATGCATTTACGGAATCTTCTACTGGAGTAGAACAAGTAGATAAAGAGAACGCAGAAAATGCTTTATCAGATGTTGTAGACGATATGGTTAAAGAATATGCTGAAAGTTTAAGATAGGAGATAAAATGATTAAGAAAATATTTACAAGTAAAGTTGATAAAGAACATCATAAACTTCATAAGATGATGATGGATTCTATTACTATGTTATTTAATGTCATGAAAGGAATGAATAACAGAATTGTAAAATTAGAACAAAAAGAACCTGATTGGAGTGGTTCTTATGGTGGAACTATCAGTGATGATGATGACATAAAGGAGAAAAAATGACTATAACAACAATGAATGATTTAATGAATCTTTGTCAAATGATTAAACTTGAAAATAGAGCTAATACTAAAATTAAATTTGTTGGTGAACAATATGTTTTAGATAGCGATAAAGAAAAAGATTATATGAATTTAGACGCAAGTAAAATTAAGTCTATAAAATTAGTATTTGGAAGTAATTATGATGGTGTTAGAAATTGTTATGATACTTTAGAAATAGAAATCGGGTAGAGAAAATTTTAGGAGGAAAACTCTACCCGATATACAAGGAGTAAAAAACGAAATATTATTTACTAAAGGAGTAAAATATGGAAAATTATTTAGATTGTCAATTACCGATTGCAAAAGAATGTGATATCGAAATTGATAAAGAACCACTTCATGTATTCCGAAACAATACAAGTGAGGAAATACCTGATAAATTAGCCATTTATAACGCAACAGATGGCAATTACTTATCTACAGTAAGTAAAAAAAGTGCAGAAAATTTACGAACTTATGGTGAATTTTCGGCTATGTTATCTGACGGATTATTTAGTGCATCTAATGTATTAAATCCCGAAGATGTTAAAGTAACTGACCAGCTATGGAATAAAGGAGCTAGATTTAGCAGAATAATAAAATTTCCAAAAGCATACTTTGATTTTAATAATGATAAATATAATTTAGTATTATGGTCATGGACAGCTTACGATCTATATTGGGCAGAACAATTTATTTTTGCACCAATGTGTATTCAATGTTTAAATGGAATGTTTCATGCTGATTGGAAAATTAAAGGATTAAGTAAAAAGAATTGGAATAACAAAGCATCTATTGATTCTATAGATATTGTTAATGCAGTTTCTGCTTTTGAAAAATTTCCTGAACAGCTAGAACAAATGGCTATCAGCCAAGTTGCTGAATGGCAAGTAAAAGCATTATTTGAAAATACATTAGCAAAAATTAAAGACCCAATTCATTCAAGAGTATCAGATTATAGAATGAGGCAATTATCATCTCTATGGGATACATATAAAAGAAAATATGGTTTAAATTTATATGCTATATATCAAACTGCTACTGACTGGGCATCTAAACCAGAAGGTAAAGGAATGAAGATGAATATGCTTCGTACCCGTTCAGGTCAATTAGCTGATATGATAAAGAGTGATGATTGGTTAGTTTTAATAACAAATAATCAAATTGCTCAAGCAGTTTAAAGAACATTCTACTGACACGACAGGTAGCTCCTGTAGGGTAGTATACTGCCTACAAAGAAAGTATATAGTAGAACTAGGGAGCGATATGGTTTTATAACCTTAAATGAGATCGCTCCCCCAATGGTTTAAATTCGTAGTCTTGACAAATACGACATTATTTGCACATAACTAACACATGAATAATAAGAAAGAACTTGGTATCTTTTTTGATACAGTTATTCCTCAATTTGTTAAGCAACGAAAGAAATTAGGACTATCACAAAACACAGTTGATGACCTTATTGGCTGTGCTAGAGGACTTGTATCAAAATGGGAAGTAGGTATGAGAAAACCAAGTGGCTTTCTATTTTGTTGTTGGGCAGATACTCTTAAATGCGATATAAAACTAAAAGAACGAAAAAAAGGATAATAACTATTCCAGCATTTGAAGGTTTAAATCTACTTCAAATAGCAGATTATAAAGATAAACATAGACCTGATGGTTGTGAAAAATGCGAGGAATATCCTTGTTATTCTAATGATAATTGTCGGACATGGTTCTGCCATAATTGTCGTTTAAATCAATGGAGGACTGATGGCTAAAGATTATAAAATTTTATATAAGGAATTAGAAAAGGAAAATAAAAAATTAAAACAAGATGTTAGAGAACTACAAGAAACGAATACTGTATTAAATATATTGGATACACAAAAAATAAAAAAAATAATTATTATGCAACATTTAATACATGAGCTGAGAGGAGGTCAAGTTGTTAGAAAAGGAAGATATAGAAAGAATACCAAAAACACCAATTAATAGACAAGTTGGTGGTATCCATTATGTTAAGCTACCGATACAACCAATAGAATATATTACAAAAAATAAATTAGAATGGTGCGAAGGTAACATAGTTAAATATATTACAAGGCACTCTATTAAAGGAGGAAAAGAAGATGTGAAAAAGGTGATTCATTATGCTGAACTTCTTTTGCAATTAAAATACGGAGGTGATTAATGCAAAAGAAATTAGGTAATATTTTATATAAAATGTTAGGCATAAAGAAAGAGCCTTTAGAATGGATACAAGGTAGACGAAAAAAAAAAGAATTTATAATGAGTTTAGCTTTAAAATATTTGAAACCTGATATGTATATGTTCTTTATAGAAAAATATACAAGTAATAGAACAGCCGATAATATAGAAGCAAAACCTATAGCTGATTATATAAAAAGGAGGTTTGATTATGAGCAGCATAAAAGGAATTTGGAGCGAGATAAATCCAATGTACATAGACGACGACAAGTTAATGAAAGGAGTAAAAACTAAATGGGAAAACGAACTAAAATCAATAGACCACACGGACTGGGAGGTACTGATGCAGTACGTCTTGTCGATGGCAACTGGAAAGAGCTTTGGCTTGAGAAAACTGGACAAACAGAACGAGAAGATTTATCAGATGTATTGCCAGTTCAACTTGGAATCTTTACCGAAAAATTTAACAAACAATGGTATCAAAAGATTACTGGCGAAAGGGTTGTTAGTGTAGAAACAATCCATCATCCTGAACATAATTATTTATATGGTAATTTAGATGGTGTTTGTAAAGGTAAAGTATGGGAAGGAAAACATACTAATGCTTTTGCTAAAGATAATACTGTCATTGAAAAATACTATCCTCAATTACAACATTATATGATGGTTACAGGGTTCAAAAAAGCCATATTATCTGTCATTTTTGGCAATATGAAATATAAAAAATGGGAGGTAGAAAAAGATGAGAAGTTTATCGAAACTCTACTTAAAACAGAAACTTTATTCTGGTATCATGTGGAAAATAATATTGTTCCACCTGACTATATGGAATTTAAAACAATGGAGAATGTAAATGACTTCAAAGATATTATCCAAACCTTCGGATTTGAAGTATCCGATGTCGCCGGGTTACAAGGAACATTCCACTAGCAAGGAGGCAGCAACGAAAGTTGCATCACGATCAAGAATGTTGAGAGAGAAAACTCTTGATACAATAAAACGAAAAGGCTCATACGGAGCTACACCTGAAGAAGTAGCTGAGATACTAAATGAAAGTATCTTATCTATTAGACCACGATTTACTGAATTAAAAATTATGAAATTAATAATTGATTCAGGAGAGCGTAGAAGAAACTCTTTTAATAGTAATACAAAAGTATGGAGGTATAATGACTGAAGATAAAACAAAAGAGAATAGAATATTTTGGGATCAATTAAGAGAAACAAATCCTAAAATGACACAACAAATCAATAAAGGATTTGGTAATTTAACAAGTATCGATCCTCATTGGCAGATAATGAGAATGACAGAAGTATTCGGACCAGTTGGAAAAGGTTGGTCATATGATGTTAAATATCATTATACAGATACATATGTTGCAGCAGAAGTAACTATTCGTTGGAACATAAATAATAA